TGCGACAGTCATTACAGGCTTTGACAGTCTGACTTCATAAACAACTTTGTTTTCCATTTTACACTCCAAAACAAGGGGAACTCATGACTAATCATGACACAAATCTTATCGGCATCAACACCGATTTCATTCAAAACGAAGACAGAGTGCTGCGAAAGCACACACAAGAAATACCCCAATCGTTTCTCGATGGCCTAGCCAAACAGCGTAACAACAGCACCTCTCAGCGTGAGGGGGAGTTCATGCGTGTAGCGTCCATTCCGACTGTAGTGGTCGAGAAGTGGATGCGTGAAGGCTTCGACATTCTATCAGACCGAAACATAACAGGCGCTGACATTGTGAAGCGACTGAAGGCTGAAAACCTAGATGCCTTTCTAACTACAGAGAAAAGCCTATGACACACAGCCAAGAAACCACCCAAACCTAAGAGAACCTAAAAATGAACTATGGAGAACTGAAGTCTCACTTTGAGGCACTGCTTAACCGAAGTGACAACACTTCAGCCCTCACAGAGACTTTCATAACACAGGGCATAAGCAGAATTGGTCGTCAGCTGAGAACAGCTATGAACGAAAAGGTGCAAGCTTATGCGCTTACATCCCAAACAGCCTTATTTACCCTGCCTTCCGATTTCTTGGAAATCATCTCGCTATACTATGGCGACAGGCAGCTCATCAGATTGCCTATGGCTAAATTCAGGCCATTTACGACCTCTGCAGCCACTGGCGCACCCAAATACTTTACCAGACAGCAAGAAGGCATCCTCTTATATCCTCAGCCAGCTGATGGAACTCTGACGCTCTACTATTATGGCGATTTCGATGACCTGACAGCTGATAGCGATAGCAACGCATTGAGCGTAGCTGCGCCTGACCTGATTATCTATGCAGCGCTGACCTATGCAGCTGATTTCTATTTGGATGAACGTGCTGAGCTGTTTGAGGCCAAATATCAGGGCTTTCTGTCTGAAATCCAAGAACAGGCCAATGACCAAGAACTAAACGGCTCTATCAATACGATTGCGCCAGCATATGCTTATGGAGATGACTGATGGCAACATCCAGCTTTTATAACACCTCTGGTAGTACGCCTACACAAGCTACAGACATCGCTACTAGCGTTGACCAGGCGCAGGACGCAGCTCAGGAAGCTGAAGCCAAACTCACCGAATTTAAGTCGCTCTATATGGGCGTTTATTCGACTGAACCAGTGGCAAAGCAGGATGGGTCGCTATATTTCAACGATGCTACCAGTCTTCTGTACTACTGGAATGGCACTGCCTGGACAGCAACAAACACAACAGCTGGCTCAACTGACGATATAGCTGAAGGCTCGACAAACCTGTATTTCACTGCAGAGCGTGTCGATGACCAGGTTAACACCCTTCTGACAGCTGGCAGTAACGTAACGCTTACCTATGACGATGCAGCTGGCTCACTAACTATTGATGCCACTGGTGGTTCAACGCTAACAGATACAGACGACCTTACTGAGGGTGCGACTAACCTTTACTACACAGACGCTAGAGCAGATGCACGTATTGCAGCAGCAGGACACATCACAGCNTCTAGCACTGATACTCTGACTAACAAATCTGGCAATATCAGCCAGTGGACGAACGACAGTAACTACCTGACTGGCATTACTGGTCAAAGCCTTTACAGCCTGTCTAACGTAAACACCAGCGCAAGCCCCTCAGATGGGCAAGTGCTTGCGTGGGATAATGCAAACTCATACTGGACACCTGTCGCAGCTTCTAGCGGTGGCGGTATTTCGCTGACTGATATCAGCGTTACACAGAACACTGCTGGTACAGCAGCGCTTAGCTACAACAGCACCACAGGCGTTTTCAGCTACACTCCACCTGACCTCTCTAGCTACGCAACAACAGCTAGCCTCGCTTCTGTGGCAACCAGTGGTGCGTATGCTGATATCACAGGCACACCAACATTAGCCACTGTAGCAACTAGCGGTGCTTATTCCGACCTTTCTGGTACGCCTAGCCTGTCTGGGTATCTAACAGGCATCACTAGTGAGAGCCTGGCTGACTTGTCTGACGTTGATAGCACAGCACCAACAGATGGACAGGTACTGACTTGGGATAACGCCAACAGCTACTGGAAGCCAGCTACAGGTGGTTCTTCTATTGATTACGCAGCACATGGCACTGATGCTGATAGCTCTGGCAGCCCAACAGCAAATGCAGATAACTCAGTTGCGCTAGGTTATGGNGCAGAAGCCACAGCCGCTGATACAGTCGCTATCGGGAACAAGGCCAAAGCNACAGGCTCTGGNGCNATACGAATTGGCCTTGATAGNAACGTAACAGGATTACCAGCCTCTGGCACTGGCGCAATTAGTATTGGCTGGGGTTCAAATGGGTCTGGCTATCTGGGGCTTGCGCTAGGATATTCCTCAAACGCAACAGCCTCCACATCTATGGCAATCGGGGCTAACGCATATGCAACCCACAGCAAATCTATTGCTCTGGGATATGGGGCAGACACATCAGCAACAAATCAGCTAATGCTGGGCGATGCTGGTACGACATATGGCTTCAGTAGCATCAGGGTAGGCAATACAAGCTATACCCCATCTGACAACATGGATTTGGCAACAAAAAAATATGTTGACGACAACGCTGGTGGGGGCGGTGGTGCAAACATCGTCACAGGTACATTTACAACCACTAGCACTACCTATGTGGACGCTGGGGAGCTGCTAGATACCGATGATGGCTTTATTGGCGCAGTTGAAGTGTTGTTACACGCAACAAGAGGCACTGGCACATCGATGAAAACCACGCTGCTGCCCTGCTTGTTCTGTTTCAACCCCGGTAATCCATCAGTATCAAATTGGACAACATTTCCAACTATCGGCAATGCAGGGAGCGGCTCTTATGAGCAGCTAGGATTTGTGTCTTTCAGGTTCGATACCTCAACCAACAAACTTTACCTACAAGTCAAGAATAATGCAGCCACCAGCACAGTCTATAACTGGACTGCTAAAATCGTTTAATCGGAGAATAGATAATGAGTGAAGCAAACTTAGAAACCCCTGCTGGTTTTACAGTTACCGGGGGGCTAACTGTTACTGATGGTATTACAGTCACAGGCGGCAGTATCGATTTCTCTGGTGCTAGCAGTAGTAATGCTCTTTCACTGACTGATTTATCAGCCACCACAGCAGCAGCTGGTACAACTGGTCTGGCTTATGATAATACCACAGGCGTTTTTACTTACACCCCACCCGACCTAAGCACCTATTTGACTAGTGCCACACTTACAGGCAGCGACTTAGATATGGGTGGCAATAAGGTACTATTTGCCAATATGTATTCGGCAGAAGGTAACTTACCCTCAGCGACTACCTATCACGGTATGTTCGCCCATGTTCACGGTACAGGGAAAGGGTACTTTGCCCATAATGGCAACTGGATAAAGCTAATTGATGAAACCTCATCAACAACTGACAACCTAACAGAAGGCTCAACCAACCTTTACTATACAGACACTAGAGCAAGAGCAGCTGTAAGTGCGACAACTGGTGTGGCTGGTACAGCTGCGCTGTCATACAATAGCAGCACTGGTCAGTTTACATTAACACCACCAGACCTTTCTAGCTACGCTACTATAGCTAGCCTTGCTGGATATCTGACAGACATCACTGGCGAGAGCCTATCTGATTTGTCTAACGTGGCCTCTACAGCCCCGANTGATGGGCAAGTGCTAACCTATGACACCACAAACGGCTGGCAGCCAGAAACGATAGCATCAGGTGGCATTGCCCTTACTGACCTTTCTGTAACTGAAGGCACTGCATCTGGTAATGGCTCACTGTCTTATGATAATACGACAGGCGTATTCAGCTTTACTCCAGCAGATACTTCAGGCAGCGGTGGTAGTGGTTACAGCTGGCTTGCTGGTGGTACTCTTCAGATGCAGTACGCCCAAAAGACAGACACAGCTACAGTCAGCCTTAGTGCGGCAACAGACACTGTATTGCATACCGACCTTCAGGTTACCATTACACCAAGCAGTACCAGCAGTAAGATACGGCTAGATGCACAGGTATTTGGTGAGCATGGGGATGCTAGCAACCCTTACAATGCAATGGTGTTCTTTTATAGAAACACTACAAAACTAGGCGCTGCCGCTTCTGGAAGCAGACTTGTTGGCGTGGCTACTTTGCCTACTACCTTCCATAGTAACGCTGGCAGCACCCCTGAGTTTGGTTCTTATACTTTCTTTGACGAACCTAATACAACATCAGCAGTCACTTACAAAATAGGCATAGTCAGTAGAAACGCAGAAACATTCTACTTAAATCGTACTGTTTCAGACACCGATGACACTGGTTCTGACAGAGGCACATCCTTCATCTCTGCAACAGAAATCGCAGGGGCGGCTGGTGGCAGTGGCGGTGGTGGCTCTGATTATCTGTCTGTAAATTCAACAGGGACAGCCGCAGCAGCGTCAGGCACAGACGCAATCGCTATTGGTGAGACATCATCTAGTACAGCTGGTGCTTCAGTAGCTATTGGCTCTGCCGCAACATCTGGAAACGATGGTGGGGTGGCACTAGGCCAAAGCAGCACAGTGAATGGCAACAGGGGTATCGCCCTTGGGCAAGGTTCAACTGGTGGAACAGTAGCAATTGGTCTGGGTTATCTAGCTTCTGCTACGGGAAACTACAGCACATCGATTGGCTACAACGCTACAACCTCAACTGCAAACCAGCTAATGCTAGGCGATGCTAGCAACACAACTGGCTATACTTCTATTAGAGTTGGTAACACAAGTTATAGCCCATCTAACGACTACGATTTGGCAACAAAGAAATACGTTGACGATAACGCTGGTGGCATTGCTCTGTCTGATTTGTCTGTATCAACAGCAACAGCCTCTGGCAGTGGTTCACTGGCATACGATAACACCACTGGCGTGTTTACCTTTACACCAGCCGCTTCTAGCGGTGGTTTACCCTCAAACTTTGCACTTTATGGAACTGGTACTGCATCAGCCAATACAACTGATGGTATCGCTATGGGTAATGGCAGTAATGCGTCAGGTGCTACCTCTGTTTCCATTGGTGTGAACTCAACTGCATCTGGACAATGGTCTACAGCGGTTGGTCGATACTGTTCTGCATCTGGTTATCTAGCTCAATCCTTTGGTTCAGGGTCATACGCTCAAGGCCATACTTCATTTGCCGCTGGTCAAGGGGCTGGGGCAACACATCAAAACAGTACGGCTCTTGGCTTTCAGGCTCGCGCACAGGCCAATAATACATTCACATTGGGCAATCTAAGCATCAGCAACCTGAAATGTCAGGACACATCTATTTCAGCTACCTCAGACTATCGGGATAAGGTGCAAATCGAAGATTTAACGATAGGTTTATCCTTCGTTAATGCGATTACACCCAAAGCGTTCTACAAGAACAATCGTGCTAACTATTACACTCCTGTTTATACGATAGAAGAGTTATACGATGACCCAACTTTAAAGCAGAGTTTTACTGTCGATGAAGAGGCATATCAAGCTGGCACAGAGAAATGGAATCAGCGAGAATTTGGGTTTGTATCTCAAGACGTAGCTGCTCAACTGCCAGAAGAATATGCAGATGCTCGTGTCAGCTATAATGAATATGATGACCTTTACGAATTTGATGTCCAGCATTTCACAATGGGCGATATGACCCCAATCCTGTGGAAGGCAGTGCGTGAACTATCCGACAAGCATGACCAGTTGCAGAGCGATTATGATGCTCTGTTGGCTAGAGTGGTTGCGCTGGAGAACGCCTAATGAACCAGAATGATATTGCTATCGCTACAGGGGGCATTTCAGCCCCCTTGTGGCTTCCTGCGTTGAACGAATGGATGGCNCTGGTGTTAGGTGTCGTGTCCATCATCTATGTCTGCGCCAAGCTCTGGAAACTTTACAAAAACGAGGANTGAAATGGTTGACCCAGTNACAGCAGCCCTCACTGGTATTGCTCTTGTCACTAAGGTTACTGAGCATATCAANCAGGGCATCAACGCCTATAACTCAGTTGCTGAACTGGGCGACCAGATTGACCTTCTGTTCAGAGGCGAACAGCAGCTGCAAACAGCAAGAAACAAACAAGCATCAAAACACGACCCCTTCAGCACAGAGACTGTAGCCAAAGAGGTCATCGAGCATAAGCTTGCCCAGGAGAAGCTCCAGGAGGTCGCTGTCGCTATCGATATGCGCTTCGGTCATGGAACGTGGGCAGGAATACTAGCAGAACGCCAGAAGCGCATCAGAGAGGCCAGAGAGGCCGCCAGACAGGCTCTGATAGAGCGTAGGCGACAACATCATAAGAACATGGAAACACTGAAAGCTGCTGCTGTCGGTGTGATTACAGTAGTATTGCTGGTCGCATCACTGATAGGGGCTTTCGTGTTCGCAAAGTGAGAGACATGAATAAAGACAGATTAAAGAACAATCTTATAAGAGAAGAGGGGCTAAGGCTGAAGCCCTACAAATGCACAGCCGGAAAGCTAACCATTGGGGTGGGTCGTAATATCGAAGATAGAGGCATCAGCGAAGCTACAGCTAACCAGATGCTGGACGAAGATATTGCTATCTGCATCGCTGAGCTGGAATTACACATTCCCCACTTCAACGACCATCCTAGTGCAGTCCAAGAAACGCTAGTTGACCTCTGCTTTAACCTCGGCATCAGCAGATTGAAGAAGTTCAAGAAGACGCTTGGCTACATCGAAGAGGGGCTGCAGACCAGAAACTACACAAAGGCTGCAGTCGAACTAATGGACAGCGAGTACGCAAGACAGCTGCCAGCTAGAGCCAAGCGCAACCACGATAGGCTATTCCATGCCGATTGAGCTGCAATACTGGCTGGTGGCGATGGTCACTCTCAACACTTTCATTAACGTAATCGTCTTTTTAAGGCACAGGTTTAGGAAAAGCTAATGTGGACAGCATTGATATCACCCATAGCCTCTTTGGCTGGTCAGTGGATGACAAACAAACAA